GTTACAGCGATCAATGGAGCTAATGGCGTCCGGTTCGTCGACAAAATGAACCGTGCTACGTCGATGGGATGTCCCTGGAAGAAGACTAAGAAAGGTTTTCTTGAGGACATGGCTCCAACTGCCACTTGTGCTGATCCGAAGATGTTCAATGCCGAGGTCATGGACCGCGTCGATGAGTACATTGAGAAGTACAAGAGTGGCACGCGATGCATGCCGGTGTTTTCCGGCTCACTGAAGGATGAAGCATTGAAGCTCTCCAAGGTGGTGAGCAAGAGCACTCGTGTGTTCTGTGCGTCGCCCGCTGACTGGAACACAGTAGTACGTAAGTATTACTTGTCATTCATCAGATTCATGCAGCTGAACCGCTTCATCTTTGAGGCATCGATTGGCTGCGTGGCACAGAGTCGTGAGTGGGAGGACATTCAAAAGTTCATCACCCGCTTTGGCGACAACCGCATGATTGCAGGAGACTACAAGGCGTTCGATAAGAGAATGCCAGCTGTGGTCATCCTTGCAGCATTCGACATTATCCGTAGTGTCTGCGCGTTGAGCGGGAATTTTTCCGATGAGGACTTGAAGGTCATGACGGGTATCGCATTTGACACTGCGTTCCCGCTCGTGGACATGAATGGTGACCTCGTCGAGTTCTTTGGGAGTAATCCCTCAGGACATCCACTCACTGTCGTGATCAACTCGCTGGTAAACAGCCTGTACGTTCGCTACAGCTACGCTATCCTGAACCCTGCTGGTGAGACAGCGGCTGATTTCAAGGAGAATGTGGCCTTGCAGACGTATGGTGACGACAACGTGATGGGGGTGAGCAGCACCTGTCGGTGGTTCAACCACACTTCACTAGCTAACGCGCTGGCGAGTGTTGGAATCACATACACGATGGCTGACAAGGAGGCGGTTTCTGTTCCGTTCATCCACATCAATGAAGTGTCCTTTCTGAAGCGTGTCTGGCGATACGACTCGGATCTGGATGCTCTGACGTGCCCTCTCGATGAGGACTCTATCGCGAAGATGCTGACCAAGTGTATTCCGTCTCGTACGGTGACCATGGAGAAGCAGGCGATTGATGTTCTATCGACGGTGACGCGAGAGTACTTTTGGTACGGCCGCGCAATTTTTGAGAAGAAGCGCCAAATGTGCATCGACATCGCCACGGAGGTGGAGTTGGAGCACGTGATTGAGG